GTTTTGCAAAGTCTCCTTGTCCTTCTGGTTCTCCTCCTCCTCCTCCTTCTTGTTGTTCTTTCAAAAAGTGGTAAATCTTGGTGACCACGTTTTTGCGAAACTGTTCGGGATTTTGAATAATGGTTGTCATACAGTATAATTTGTATATGTTGGTATATACAAATTGTGTTTAGGTTTTTTTCGGATTCAATTTTATTTTTGTCTGTGTGTGTGTTTGTGTGTGTTTGTGTTTGTGTTTGTATGTGTGTGTGTGTATTTACATATATAACAATCAATCATCGTAATCTTCCATTGCTAATTCGGTCGTGCAATCCAAATAAATGGATTCTGCGGTTTGTCCTACAGTGATATTTTCAGAGACTGCGGTGGATTTCTTCGATTTTGGTTTAGAACGTCCACTACGTACCGTAACATTTTTCGTTGATTTTTTCATAAACTCTTCTTCGCTTTCATCGGCGGTATCGTCTTCTGTATTGTCATCTTCGTCATCCTCCAATTCTCCCCCATCTTCGTCGTCATCATCATCTACTACAAATCCGTCTTTGGAATATCCGTTTTTGGTTTTCGGTAATCCGTCGTCGGAATCATATTCGTCCTCATCATCCTCTGACTCTTCAATATCTTCGAATCCACCATACAATGTACTATATATGGTATTCCATTCGGATTCGGTGAGATTTAGGAAATCACCTGTTGTCTTACATCTGTGAACAAGGACACAGCTTCCGAAAAAAAGAGTCGTATCTAATGGCGGTGGTAATTCGTATTTGTTTTCTTGTCCTGCACGACCCGTCTTTTTCCCATACAATTCAATACTGTAGGACACATCTGCGATGTTTAGATTCCAAGTGGTACAACATTTAAAATCGGTGGCGGTCTTGAATCCAGCGGTTTTAAAAAGGGTATCTTCAGAGACGGATTTTACGGCGCGTTCTTTGATTGCTCCGGATTTCTCGATAATAATGATGGTTGTCATACAGGATTGTTTTGTTTGTTTGTATACACGGCGAATATTTATGTTGTTTTTTGGGGAAAATATTAAATATTTGTGTATATTATACAATGAGTAAAAGAACAAGTAGAAGAACTTGTCGAAGATCGCGTGGTACCAAAAGAGTAAAGGGTGGGTTTATGGGTATTAATTTTTCAAACATGTTTGGACCCAAACAAACACAAGAAACAACAACACAAGAACAAAAAACACCAGAACAAAATGTAACTGTTGCTGGTGGGCGTCGCCGCCGTCGTCGTAAAACTCAGAGAAGGTCAAAGTCTTGTAAAAAAGGATTTTTCTGGTAAAAATCTCTGAACTATGCGTAAAATTTGCGTATTCAAAAACTCTTTTATACATATCTGGAACATATGTGGTTTATCATAAAATGTATATTATTATCCATTTTTATTATTATTGCCATTCATTATTTTATACAATATCTAAAAGAAATATTGACTATAAAGAAAATCAAACACGAATCTTCAGAGATTGAAAAATACAAAAAGATTCTCAGAGAAATCCACGAAAATAAAGAAAATACACCGCCACCATCCCCCACCACCGACGCCACCTTCTTCACCGAAAATACAAAATCCGATCTAATAAATGATTTAGACCGTTTTTTGACGGAAGAACAAACCGATGTATTAACCCAAATGAATACTCAAAACAACATAAATATAACTATATAAATTTATATAATAAATCCACTTTAAGACCAAACAAATGGAAATCCAACAACATATTACGCACCGTTTTCCCCGTTTCGAACTTTCCTATGAGACCATTCCCCATAAGAAAGTTTCCCCCAATTACAATATCGCCATCGCCATTCCGTATGGTCGCAAATGCTACGCGTGGTTCACTTCCATAAACAATAAACCCGTATGTATTTTGATGGAACTCAATCGCGACAAACGCGTTTCCAAAACCGAAATTATAGATACCCTGTTTGACCCATCACTCTCTGTGGGCGCGGTGGGCGCCGCTGCCGCAGGAACTATCCTATATGGAACCGTCGAAGAGAAATCCCAAACGGTCAATGGATTACAATCCTTTTTTGTCATAGAGGATATTTTCTATTTTAGTGGTTTGGCGATGAAACACACGAATTTCGCAGAAAGATTGAGGTACATTTGTCAAACAATGGGTCTTTTGCAACCCACTTTTGCGAAATCCCCCTCGGAAGTCAAACAGGTGGTCTTTTGTATACCGACGATGTGTACACTCGCAGAACCCGCCGATTACATTCCCCAATTCAACATATTCACGGCGAGTCAAATCGAACAATCCGCCTATATTCCCCATCACATACAATACCGCTGTTTGACCACTATCGAGCCCAACCTCAATATTTTCCCGCCCAAAATCAATTTAGGACCCGTTGCGAATACTCACGTCCCCCGGGATTTACAAACCAAACCGGTCAGTACTCACAAACCGAATTATAGTAAACCGCAATATAACTATTTGACGGTTTTTATAGTAATGGCCGATATACAGTGTGATATTTACCGATTGTATGCGTATGGGTCAAACAGGTCATTGGTGTATTACGGTCTCGCGGCCATTCCGAATTATCATACAAGTGTATTTATGAATAGCATTTTTCGAAAAATAAAAGAGAATCGGAATCTCGATTATATTGAAGAAAGTGACGACGAAGACGAATTCGAGAATACGGATGAAACTCAATTTGTTGATTTAGAGAAACGCGAATATATGGAATGTGTGTTTCATCCGAAATTCAAGAAATGGGTTCCTACACGGCGTATTCCACCTGGAAATATGGTGGTTCATATTTCGAAACTATAGATTGTTCGCGATTTACCGACTGACCAACCAACATAATATATACCGATTATATATATTATGAGAGAGTCGCCTATTCTATCTGGTCCTCAACCTGCTTCATTAAGTGGAAATACGTATCAATACGAAAGCGTCAATTCGGGTTCATTGTCTCCCGCCACTTTTCAAAAAGGTGGACGATATTTCCGATTTAATCGTCGTCGTACTGGCCGAAAGTTCCGTAAATGCAAGGGGCGAAAGTCGATGCGAAGAGGGCGCGGTAGCCGCAGCAGCAAATCAAAAAGTGGACTTTTTGGTTGGTTCAAATAAACGGCATGCAAAAAACATAAAAACAATTTGATAATTTGTATTATACAATTTATCAAAACAATCATTCGATGTTTCCCCAAATCGAACCATATCAATCACGAATCATATGTATGACATCTGGTTTGTTTTATGGACCTTTTTTATATTCTATTTATCGGCGTCGTCGAAATGTCCTACAGGATTATTTGAATAGAAAAAAGATAGAACCTGATACAAGTGAACAAATGTTCCCATCCCATCCCATCCCATCCCATCCCATCCCATCCCATCCCATCCCATCCCATCCCATCCCATCCCATCCCAAAATAACACTGTAGGACAATGGTTAGGAATCGTTTCGTTTATCTCAGGAACTTGTTCAATCATATATTGGCAAAATCCAAGACATGATTCTATGCGATATTATATCGATCTTTCTACCGCCAAAATTACAGGCGTCGTTTATTTCTTCGCGGGATATAAATATGTAATAGGGAAATACCGACGCAAAATAGGATATGGGTTATTAACCGCGATTATGGTTTCGTATCATATGTCCAACACATGGTTTTTAATGGGACAAGACCAATGGTATTTATGGCATATGATTATGCATTTTGTCACAAATGTAAATTGTATACATATTCTCAATTGTGTTTATGACCATCTATAGAGACGACAACGACAACAACGACTCTTTTTCCAACAAATCCGCCATTTCTTTCGGAACCAAACATATCCCTTTTCCAATGATTTCGTTCGTGTTGCTACTTCGTGGATTCACATTTTTCTTTGAAAATTGTGATTTGTCCGGTATCCATTTTTTAATATCGGGATTCTTCCAATCGTCTTCAATCATATTCGTGTATTTGCGAGAGGATGTCCAAAAGATATCATATTGACATTTCCGATAAAACATTTTCCTCTGTTGGAATTGCCGTTTGAAAACCTCGTGTGTATCCACGATATCGACTACAATCGGTTGTTCGTGTTTGACACGCAAAATACGTCCAATCGATTGTTCAATATCCGTTTTGGGCGTCGCCATAATGAGCGTCGAAAGCGTTTTTATATCCAATGCTTCGGCCGCCATAGCATAAGTCGCCAAGACAATCTGCCGTGTTTCCGTTTCTTGGAGGTCGGATTGTTTCATACCCCCTACATAGTATCCTACAGTGGATATTTGGCGATGATTGATGCCCGAATACAAGTATTCCAATAATGACCGATTATGTGCCAGGACCATAATTTGGTTTTCCGGGTTTTCCGCAATAAGGTCGGCAATGACGCGAATGACGAAATCGTTTCTTGGACCATATTCCGCCACTTTTTTAATCATAGAACTGTATTTAGGCATCCCGCGATAATCTAAATCGGTTTCGTCGAATTCCGCGTCATTGTTGGAATGATATTCAATGGCACGCACACAAACCGGATCGTCTTTTGCCCGTTCTTCCGAATATATTTTAGGACCAATGAATTTATACAGAATATCCGTCATGTTATCTTTCCGTTCTACCGTGGCCGAAATACCCAAAATATAAGGCGTGATTGTCTTAAAGAGTGATTTCGAGAACTCTTCGCTACCAATCCGATGAACTTCGTCGATAATGGTCAATCCGAAACTTTCGAATGCCGATGGCGCAAAATCGCGCGAATGAATCGTCTGTATCATTCCAATGACGATATCTTTGTCCGCAATGTCAAACAGGGGTCCTTGTATTTTCCCGATACGCGCTCCGTCCAAGAATTCGCCGATACGGTCGATCCATTGATTCATCAAAAACTCTTTATGAACCAATATCAGCGTTTTCCGTTTGATTTCCGATATGATCTTTAATGCCATCACGGTTTTACCGCGACCACACGGAACTTCCAGAATGGCTCCATTCCCCCGTATGTCGGAATCGAGGGCAACGGGTGTATCTGCATATGTCAAATAGGTTTGGATAATATTGGTTTGATAATCGCGCAACTCTTTTGTGAATTCCAAATGGATGGGCACGCCCTGTGAAATATCGGTTTTGTGTGGAAGTCCGTATCGCGCGATTCCGTAGAAACGGGGAATATATATTTTAGCGGAATTCTCTCTATAAATGGGGAACGAGGATGTTGCGGCCGAACCCGCGGGTCCTACATTAAAGTTGACTTTAGGTGTCATAAACAATTCTTTTTTGATTTGTTCTATATCCTCGGAATGTAATATGTTTTTAGGTATAGTATACCCTTTTTGACCAATGTACGCAATTTGAGCGACGGAATTCGCATATTCGGGTGTCATAAAGTTGGTGGTTGTCTTTTTTGATTGAGCCGTTGTCGACGTTTTTTTTGCGGGTTTTTTCATAAACAGTGATTGGCGAGATTTCATTGTAAAAAGTTTTTGGGGGTTTGGTATACGTGGATTTTTGAATATAAATAGAATGGAATATATAATAGTATATTTAGAAATTTCTAAATCAATTTTCCATCATCAAATAAATATAATAATAGAATATATTAAGATGGCGTTTCCAAAATATTCTTTTATAGAAATTCTGTTATTTATTATTTTTGTAACTTATTTGATTTTCCCAATAAAGACTCCTTTTTTCTTGGCGAGTATGGTAGATTCGACGGTTGGAGTGATTTCTATTTTGGTGGTGACCATTTACCTGTTTTTCTATGCAAATCCGATTTTAGCCATATTGTATATTTTTGTGGCATATGAATTGATTCGCCGAAGTTCCGAAGTCACTGGACGTGTTTCAATTATTCAATATACACCTTCACAAGCAAACACGAATATGCAAATGGCGAAAATGAATCCTTCCCCTACAAGGACGACATTGGAAGAAGAAGTGATTAGTACTATGGCGCCAATACCACATAGTGGTGAAATTGTTCAGACCACATTCAAACCTGTTGCGGAATATATACACGGCGGAAGTTCTGTTAATTTTTAGAGGGTGGGGGTAGTGGGTGTGTGTCCTACAGGATTATTTTGTTTTATGGCCTATGACTTATGACTTATGATTTATGACTTATGACTTATGATTTATGACTTATGACTTATGATTTATGACTTATGACTTATGATTTATGACTTATGATTTTATAATTTGTGTATTTTTTTACAAATTATAAAATGAAAATCTCTTAATTTGCGAATCCGGTGTAATTATATTTGTGGTTTTTTACTTTGACTATTATCCGTAAATTTACTCTGGTTTTTATCAAGTATGAATATCAAATATATCGAAAAAACAAGTCCATATGCTAAAACAAACCCCGAAACCGATTTGGGTTTAACCGTTTTAAATAAAGTAGGAAATACAATTCCAAGCCAGAATATTAATGCTCCACCAAATGCACCCAAATTTTTTAATATTAAAATTTGTATATCATATAAAAAGGTAAAGAAATCCATATTTTTTATTTGAAATTGATTATCCATTTCTGTACTACTTTCATTTTTTAACCCAATTTTATCCAATATGGTTCGGTAATATCCAGTAACTCGTTGATTCGTAATCATAAACCATCCCATAATATAAATTGCGCCAATCAACATTCCAACCGATTTTTCAACAAACAATTTTTCTTTAATTCCATCCGCAATCAATCCAAATGCAAGAGACATTATGATGAGCGACAATATGAAATCCATAGTTGACACTCGTGCAAATACCTTTTTCTTCCGTTGTTTATCTTCGGATATATCTTTATACGAACTGACAATTTCATCCACGACCAACATCTCATATCCTAAAGGGAACATATAGGATATAAATCCAACAATAAAGATAATGGTAAAAAGAGACAATGTATTTTTCATCATTTTCGTGCTTTCGTTTTCCTTGATCATATCACTGGTTAAAGGCATATTAAAAGATTGTACATCTTCAGTAGAAACATCGGCGGGTTGACATGAAATATAAACATCTGTATCTGGAATGGCTTTTGGTACAGCAGGACATCCCGATTTTGCACCTTCTACAAATGATTCTATATGACTACCCTGTTTGATACCCCGGTCCTCTTTGTCTTTGTCTTTGTCATTGTCATTTTGAATATTAATGTTCAGTGTATTTACAATCGAATAATTTGGATTGTATCCCGAAAACAAAATCTCTGAACTTGTTTGGAAATCTTTCAGAGAATGTCGAATATGAATCGGATTCAAAAATACCACAATTGTATTACTACTTGTAAAAAACCCCGTATCATTATAAACAACCGCCTTTGTATTTGCGCTTTGTTGTAACAGTTGATTGATGGATAATGGAATTGTGGAATGATTTGTCATAGAGATGATTTGGTCAATCACCGTATCTGCGATTCCATTTGTCGTTTTTAATGGAATACACGTGTATACTTTTCCGGCCCAATTGGTAATGGCCGATTGTTCAATGACAAGTTCCCCATCATAGTCTAAATCTTTAATGGGATGTGTTTTTCCTCCATAAATATATAATTTGGTGGTATTATACAATGTTGTTCCTAATATGAGATTCGGATAACTCGGATTTCCACTATAGGACATTTCAATATATTTATCAGAGGCCGGTGTTTTATTGTAAATTGGAAACAATGTTTTTTCCAAATAATTATACTTTATGACGTTTTTATTTTGTATAGTAGATTGTTTCGTATCAAACATATTTAATATAGATATATATATCATTTTTTTTGGTTTTTTTTATTTTTTATTTTTTGTTTCTTGGATTCTCTGATTTCTTTCTTGTTTCGAATCTTTCGATACTTTTAACATTGAAACCGAATTATTATCTGCTGCATTGGAATATAATTGAAAAATGACATCATCGTCTACTATAATATCACTTTCATTATTCGTTTTATTTTTATCATTCAATCGAACTCTACCAGTTACTTCGTCCATTTCAACCGATGTTTTATTTAGATTTGGTATTGCGCTATTACATTTGGATTCGTTTTCAATAATGGATTGATTCGGATGAACTTGTTTTTTTATACAATAATCTTTATTCCATGTTTTCATTTTATCGTTTTTCTTTTTTTGTTTTTCTTTTTCTTTACGTTTCTCATCATCATCGATATCTTCGTCTGCATTATCAGCATCTTCATTCTCTGAAACTTTATTGCGGCTTGAAAAACTCGTATCAATTTCAATGGAAGATGGTTTTACTGGAACCGTATCATTTGAATTAGGATTTGAATTAGGATTTGAATTAGGATTTGAATTAGGATTTATAATATTTTGAAAAGATCCCAATAAACCATTAAAAGCATCTATTTGATTACTCGCACGAACATTCTTTTTTTGTCCAACAGTGATATCTTGAAAAGATCCCAATAAACCATTGAATGCATCTATTTGATTACTCGCACGAACATTCTTTTTTTGTCCAACAGTGATATCTTGAAAAGACCCCAATAAACCATTAAATGCATCCATATTTTATATACTATGATATATTTGGGGTATAAATAAATGCATTATTTTCATAAATGGTGGCAATAAAATAGTCATCATATCCATTGACATAGACGATATCCCTCGAAAAGATTTCATCACAGCCATATTCAGACATTGCATTTTGTCCTTTATGACGAATGGGCAGTTTTGTATTTAGATTTCCCGTATTTGAAATCGTATAATATTGAAATTTGTCACGTCGCGAATACAACATTCGTCCCATTAGTGGCAATATCAATTCGTTCCCGCCATTCCGATACATTTCATTTTTGCGCGTCAATATTCCCATTTGTGAATATTCATCTCTGATAGGTTGTGTATTTATCGGTGCAATAATTTCCGCCGGCATTTTCTTTACAGGTGGAATATACGGGTCTTCCAATACATCGGGGTCGGGCGTTCGGCGTGTTGTCCTACAGGGATATTCTATGCCGGTTATTTGGCGAATCCCAATCTCTGAATCTCCTAAAATAATAATTGGTCTATCCACCAAATACATAAACATTCCTATGATTAAGACAAATAAAATGGCCAATGCGGCCATTAAAATACCACTGTAGGACGGATTGAATGTATTTTTGGTGGAGGATGAACGTTTTCTCATTATAATGTTATTATATTCAGAGATTATACTAACTAAAATGGCCATCGTGGTGGATGAACCAATCTACGAACATCACATTTATAACATTTCTTTATGACAAAATCACTATAATGACATATATGAAGTCCAGATGAACTGTATACTTTTCGGTCAATACCTTCGATTATGTCCCAAATTTTATTTTCAACATCTGTCGAATTCGAGAACCAAAATATTAACATTACGGGAAAATAAACAATTTTCCCGAAAACCTCCATAGCATAATATATGAAGCAGTCAAAAAGTGTACCTATTTTATCTCCTGCACATTTGAGATGGTCAAATAACCATCCCATAACACCTGGAATATAACAACTGAAAATTTTACCCATATAATCAAAGAAATCACGAACTGCATTAAACATATCGGGAATAATTTGAAACACGTTCGACATAAAGGTGATTTTATTTATATGATATGCATAAATAAAAAATATGTATATCATATCAATTGCAAAACAAAGTTCATTTCATATATCTCTGAATAAATGACGAATTATACCATATTTAAGGGTTTAATCCAGTTGTTTATCCATACTTCCCATAAATCCCAATGCGGTTGAAAACGAATCCAACGATTTGATTACAGGTGTCATAGAGTTTAGATTATCCAAAATATTCTGTTGTTTTTTCAAAGATGTATTTAATCTATCTAATTTATCATCATCCAAATTGGCTAAATCCATTATAATTTGATTCTGTTTCCTGGAATCGTCACTTTTGGATTTGGATTCGCCGCCATTTTTGATAACCACTTTATTATTGTCTACTTTATTATTATCAAGGTCATCACTTTTAGAAACCATCCCGTCTTTTCCGTTACTTTCTTCTTTGAATTTTTCATCTTTTTCTGCGTCTTTGTCATTCTCGAGTCCTTCTGTATGTCGGATTCCGATTCCGTATTTTAATATATTGGTAAATGCAACAGTGGTTGTCAAAATAACAATCATATTTTTATTAAAAAAGGAAGTGAGTAAACCAATCAAAATGAAAATGGTGATAAACATTACGTTATTTTCAAGCAACAAGTAAAACAGATTTCCGACTGCAATTATAAAAATAAAATACAGGATAAAAATATTGTTTAAAAAAACATTGGGATTTATATTCGTTTTCTTTCCACTTTTTCTATATGCCATTTATATTTTATACAGATATTTTGTATCATTGTCCTACAGGGTTATTTGTATGTTGGTTTGGCGGGGGGTATTGCGGTCCATTCACGCCAAACCATAAATATCCTGTTGGATGTCTTGAATATAGTTGGTTGGAATTTGATTCGACGAATATATTTCCAGGACTTCTTTGACAACTTCTTCTCTCTGAATATCCGACCGGTCGAATTCGAAACTACTAATACTGTCGGACCGTTTTCCGCGAAATTTCGACAAGAAATCATCCAATCCATTCTGTTCGTCGGGTTTGTCGAATTGTTCTAAATCCCCTGTAATAACTATTTTGGAATTTGTTCCTAAACGTGTCATCAACATTTTCATTTGTGAAATGGTCGAATTCTGCATCTCGTCTGCAATGATCCACGTGTTTTTGAATGTACGGCCGCGCATATAACCTAAAGGTGCAATTTCGAAAACTTTCTCCTCAATAAAGTGTTGCACTTCTTTGGGTGACCAAAATGTATACAAAATATCATATATAGGACGAACCCATGGTGCCATTTTCTCTTCCAATGTTCCCGGAAGATAACCCAAATCTTCATCGACGGAAACCGATGGTCGGGTGAAAATCAGTTTTTCATATTGACCGGTCATAAAGTGGTATATTCCGTATTGCGTTGCAAAAAGGGTTTTCCCCGTTCCGGCAGGACCCGTGGCCAATATGATTTTTTTATGTGGATTTTTCATTAGACTGACATATTCATGCTGTTTGACATTCTTGGGATACGTGAATTTCTTTTCAAATGCAAGTTTCTCGTTTTTAGAAAAATATTGTGTTTGGTCATATCCGGATTTTTGGGATGACGAGTTTGTCTGTGATTGAGATTGGGATTGGGATTGTGACCGCGATTTATGAACAACACCTAAATGTTCATCGGTTTCTTCGAAAAACATATTATATATTTCTTTTTGACTCGGTTTGTTTCGTGGTTTGCGTTGCTGTTTCTGCTTCGGCATTATTTCTGGTGCGAGATTGGTGTGCGGTGTTGTCATATATAGTTATATGACATATATATGAATCCCGGATTTTTGATGGGGGCGGGG